TCATTTCCGCTTTTTCTTTTTCCTGACCTTCTCCAGCTTGCGATAAACCTTGTCCTGGACATTCAGCTTGAGCCACCCGATCAGGTAGCACATAACCTCTTCCGTCTCTTTGCACTGCGGTATCCCGGATTCCTCCATGATCGAGCAAGCGGCGTGGGCAAGCTCGTGGGCAACAATGCTTGAGCGGGCCAGGTCTTTAGCCCAAACAAAGATATCCCCTCCGCTGGCCCGAACGCAGCCGAGGGCCGAATGGGTAAATGATACCTGCGTCCGCTTTTCCCAGAGTCGATAAACTGCCTCCTCTGCGTCCGCTCTTGAACAATTCCCGACAAAGAAAACCGATCTGCAGAAAATAGGGACATGCGCCAGGTGAGTAATCATTAGCCGATCAATGCCCCGCCGGCATCAACATAAGCCTTCCGCAACCTGGAAAGTTTCCTCTCCGGCTGCCCATAACCTGCACCCGGGAGGCTGGCCCAGATGTTCCTCACCTTCGCCACAGCAACCTCAAATCTCCCGGCGTCAATGTCAGCCAGAGCCCGGCGCTCCTTGATGAGTTGGATTGCCCACCGGTCTTGTGATTCTGGCCCGAAGTCCGGAAGCTGTAACAGCCGCCGGTAATGCTCCCAATCCCGCAGCATGAACTGATATCTTCCAGAGGCGCTGGATCTCAGCCCACTGTTGTTAATCAGCTTTGATAATCTACCTCCTGCAAACGGGTGGTCACTGTAATCCGAGAACAGTTCAAGCCGCCCGTCAATCCCGGTCACGATTACATTGTACCCATCATCGCCCAGGCCGGCCGTGCCTTCCGCCCAGGCGATGGCGTCGAGGAATGCCTTGCGGTTTGCGTTCATAATTCCATCCTCATTCCCCTGATCGGTTTGTGCAACTCCTGAACATGTTTCCCCTGGAAAAACCACATCGTCCAGGGGAAGGCAGGGTCATTATTCCGCAAAACCGGAATCCAGATATCCCAGGAGCAGACCACGCAAAGGCGGCATGGGCCGAACTCTCCGTCCTTCATTGTGGGCCAACCACTTCAATCCGGACCGGGATCTTGTGCCGGCGGGTAAACTCCCTGGCGCTCTCGATAAAATGTTCTTCCTTATCCGGCCGCTCAGAGATCAGGACCAGGACAGGAGACAACCCGGTATCCTCGCCATATTCATCGGCCTGGACGATCCCTTCCCGGTATTTGTCGGCGAAATCGAACTCCACAGCTGCCATGCCAGGAACGATGCAATCCGGAATACGATGATTGACAACCTTGGTCGGGACCTGTCCGTGGTGCGAGCTGCACCAGATATCCCGGTAATAAAATTCCTTATTGAGGCGGTCCCCGGCAAGGCACGGCGAGCAGATGAGCAGGAGTGCCGTGAAGGCAATAGTTAATCTCATTTTCCACCGCCACGAAGTGCCTTGAGAACCGACAGATCCTCTTTGATCGGCCCCAGCTCCTTGCTTATTTTCTCCACAATGTGCCCGGCAAGGATCTCCATGTCCTTTGCCCTCTGCCGCTCACAATCTGCCTGTATACGGTCGTGCCATCCGAGAGACAGCAGTTTCTTGGCCGGATCGTCAGGGAATACCGCTGCCTCCAGGTCATTGATCTTCTCCCCCTGCTGGCGCGATTTCCAGACGAACGCCGATACCGACGAGAAGACAATGATCAGAAACCCGCCGACCTTGCCGTAACTTTCGAGGTCCTGCACCTGCATCGCGTCCCTTCCTTTACCGGGCCGGGGCCGGCTCGCCGGTGATATCCATTCGTTCTTTCGGGGGGACCACCAGTGTGGCCACCTGCTCCGCATCCTTGACCAGATCGAGCAGCCCTGGGTAAACTTTGTGCGGAGGAATGTTCGGCAGCAGGACGATCCGCGCCATGTCAGCCGCGTAGGCAACCAGCTCTGAGCAAAACCACCGTTTTTTGTTGCCGATATTCATCCTGATGCCAAAGGACGCAATGCCCAAAAAATCATATTTTGCTCCCTTCTGTGCGGCCATGACCCGGTAAAAATCATCCGCCTGCGACTGAGAGCATGGAACTCGGTAGACATCTATGATAGTGCCCGGCCGATGGCCACTTGTCCAATGTCGCTCAACCACGCCGCCGCCCCAGGCCTCTATCACGTTGCCGAACTCGCCGTTGACCGGAGGGCGGAATGCTGCCGTGTGGCTGCGTCGGCTCCAGGTAAACAGCCGTATGTACCAGGAGGTAAAGGAGAATCCGGTATACTGGCCATAGTAGATATAGTTCATTGTCCTGCTGCCCACTTGAGGTCATGCCATACGGTACAGAAAAACTCAGGCAACTGCGCTAATACCCACAACGCCAGGGCGGCGAGAAGGGAGACCGCTGCGTAAAAGGTCTTGAGCTTCATCGCTCCGCACGCCACTTGAGGGCGACGCGGCCGACAACATAGACCGCTGCCAGGGTGTAAACGCTGGTCGGGTCAGCGCCAGGGTCTATCCCGTGCAGCTGCTCGGCCACCTCCCGCACCTGCTCGGCGGTGGTCAGGGCATGGCCCTTTATCAGTTCGTACAAGTCAGATTGCCGGGCGACATGGTCAAGGACACAGCCGATAACCAGCCACAGTTCAGATGTTTTGAGCCCTGTCTGTGTCTTTTTTTGTGTGGTCATGGCTGCACCTCTACTGCGGGGCGTAGGTGGTCGTGGTCGTGGTCGGCGGGGAGAACATGGGGATAGTCGTGGAGTTGCTCGATCCCACCGTATCCACCACGTTGTAAGCGTTGCCGTCGCCGTTGAACTCCACGCTGTTCGGCCGCTTTGCCAGATACCGGACAGCGGAAATCAGGCCGATGGCCGGCAGACCCTCCTTGATATCACCCGAAACCTTTGCAGCCAGTTCAAACCCGTTCATGCCCCTCGCCGGGAACCCTCCACCCATGACAACCCGGATCGTGCGGAATGCCTCCATCGCAACCAGTTCGCCCGGGGTGCAGGTGGGGCAGTTTGTCGCGACCGATCCGGCGCCAAGGAACTTTGACGCCTCCTGGTAGTAGATCGCGTCATCTGACATTTCTTCCGTGACAATTCGTCCATCCAGATGCTGTGTGGTGCGGGCGTTGTTTCCGCCAGTGAGCACGCATCCGCCCAGCAGCAGAAGCGCCGGAAAAAGTACAGATAATAGAAACAATCTTTTCATATCAATGCCCTCCTTATAAACCAGCTTTGTCGTAACTCCCGTTCACTGCAATATTTTTTAAGCTGAACGGATAACTTGTGTTGTATCCTACTTCCCAATACGATCCCAACTGGAATGCTCCGTCATAGGCCGCAGTAGCACCCCACGCATCAGTGGAAGCCTTGTTGTTCATCAAGCTCTTTTGCTTTGCCCAGGTAACAGTGAAGGTTATAGTGTCACCGCTTGAGAATTCTGACAGTGTATTTGATGTGAAATATGTGGTTCCGTCGTATGTGCCTATTGATAGATCACCGACAACAGACCTCCTTATGTACAGAAGATTGAGTGTTTTTGTATTGGTGGATAAGATGGGGATTATTGAGTTATTAGGGGTAACGCTCGAATCAAACCCTGCAGTAAACTCAACCGTTGCCGTCCCGGCTGCCTGCGAGAAGTTGGTGCCGTCCGCTATCGGTATCACCAGGTCGCCACTCGCTCGTGAGACCGCAGCCCCTTCAACGGTGATCGGCGCTGTTGGTGTGACCCCCAACTCTGATTGCATGAGGCAGAGATACACGGTATCTCCGGCTGGAATAGTATATTTCGTCCCGCCGATCCCAGCGGTGTAAACCCTTTGAATCAGCTGGTACTCGTTTGTCAGGGGGACAGGTGCCCCCATGCCTGCAGTGGCGTCTCCAAGCGCTATGGCATCAGCAGCAGCAGAATCACCCCTCGCGTACAGCCAGACCGCATGTGACGACGGACTGAGATTGCCGGCCAGGGTGATATCCATACTCGCCGTAGCGCCGGCAACGGCCTTATAGACCTTGCCGCTGGGGATCAATCTGATTAGTTTGGCTGAGGAAATCTTGGCGATGTCACTAACTACCTGTATGTAAGACTGACCATCTGTACCGCCACTGCCAACGATACCTGGAATTGGATTGTACCAAGTGGCAACAGCTACACGCTTTGCTATTGTACCTGTGCCAAGACCTGTTACAAACGTTCCGTCTCTTTTCGCAGCGCCTACTTCTTTAAGCGATACGTCGTCAAGTGTTGCGGTTAATGCTGTAGCGTAGAAAGTAAGTGTGGTAGTCCCTGAACAAGTTATGTCTTCAGTATAAGTACCAACAGCATTTCTCGTAGTACCATTGCCAGTATTGCCTAATCTTACATAGATTGTCCCAGCAGTAAGCGTCTTGATAGTGTATGTTATTCTGTATATTTTACCAAGCTCAGTCGCCTCGTAGTGAAAAAGCGCTGCTCCACTTGCAGCAGCAAAGACTACCTCCCCGCCAGTTATCGTAGTTTCAGGGTCTGTAAGCCAAAATCCAGTATCGCCACTGAATGTCCTGTCAGCTTCATTCGTTATGAGCTCAGCGGACAGCATATCCGGCCCGACTGCATTATATGCCCCAGCTATCTTGTTGGTTGAGGCCCCTTGGCGGCTAAAACCCTTGCCGGTAGCAAGCGCGGTTCCGTCAATAGCAGTATTAAAATACCGAACTCCGGCCACGCCAAGCCCGTCATAAGTCACATCGGACTGAATAAACTCGCGCTCAGTTGTCTGGTCAGATTCTCCAGTGATGTTGTGCAGGACAATGCCTGTTATTGAAGATCTATTTACAATAGTAATTGTCACAGACCCGTATGAGGTTACAGTGAAAATATTGGGTGTGCCAGGAACAGCGGAGCCTCCGCCGGTAATTGTAGCGGTATTGGCCGATGAGATCGCCGACACCGTAGCGTCGCCGGCGACCTGGAGCATATACACGCCGATACCCAATGCCACATCCTGGGTATTCGGACCAGAGCTGGAGGGAAAGAGGTTGTGGAGCCGTCGCACCCCGGTAAACGTCGCCTCGTTGTTGATCGTCACCTGGTGCAGCAATCCCTCATGGTCGGTAAAGACCGTATCGGATGCACGGGTGAAAGCGGCAGAGCCTATGCCTGCATACAGGAGGGTGGTTAAGGCTGGGAACCGTAGCGTAGGACCTCCGCCCCAGCAGCCGGACAGGATAAACCGCAGGGCAGTTCTTCCGCGCCGGTCCATTAGAGGGTGGCCATGATGTAGAAGGAGAACACGCCGACTGCAGAATTTACGCTGTTCCCGGTCGCCGCAAAGGTCAGGCTCCCGGAAACAGGTACCGGCGTGATATTGCTGCCGTTCGGAGTCGGCCCGCCGAAATCGTTCGCGCCCGAAGTCGTGGTGATAACCCCGCCGCCGCACAGGGCATCGACACCCGTGCCCTCCTGGGCCAGGGTTACCGCAAGGCCTGATGTTGCCGGGGTCGCGCCCGGGTTATGCTCCCAATGCATGAGCAGGCCATCGACAACATTAACAGCGAGTGACGGAATCGACCCGTCCGCTGCATCAGCCGTGTAAGCAACATCGTAACGGGTTATGCCGCTACGCCTCTGGTCAAATGTATATGTGGTTGTTCCTGCCATTATTTCTGCCCCCTACTCGAATCGAGTTAATCGGTTATCATTCCCATGCTGTCAAATGTACAACATTGGTGTTTGCAAGGTTGGTGGCCCCGTCCGTATCAATCCTGATTCTGGCCGGGCTGGCTTGGATTGTTACCAAGTCGGTGAAGTAAATCGGGGTGCCCGTGGAACTGAAGGCGTTGATGTTGAATCCAGTCGGCGTGAACGGGATCGGAATTTCAACCGCTCCGGAAAGAAGCTCCTGGGTATTGACGGTATGCGTGATGTTGCACACCTTCTTGACCGCAGCCGCCTCGCCGCCGGTGGAGTTCTGCACCGTGCAGTTTGACGCGCTGGTGGTCGAAATCGTAACGTTTCCGGCGGTCCCGACCGCATCCCAGAACAGCCAGGCCCCATCACCTGACAGGTCTGCGATTGCCGTGCATGGAGCAGCTGCCCTGGTGTCTCCGTTGATCGCAGAGATAAGGCTTGCCGCTGAGTTGGCGGCGCTCGCCCCGTTCGTCCAGATGCCGTTCGGGAAGTCTTCAGCATCGGCCTCAAGATAGACAACACCGTTGATCGTGACCGACATTGCCGGTTCAGCCGTGGCGTTGAAGTCGATATAGGCTGCGGCCATGCCGCCGGGGTTCGTTGCCGGATGGATACGCGCCTCCGATCCTGAAGCCCCGATATGGAGCTCTGTTATTTTTGAAACGCCGGTATTGACATTGGCATCGGCAATGACCGCCTTTGACGCAACCTGTGTCCCGGCAAGCGCGTTGTCGAGGAAATTTATCTCGGAATAATTGGCAGTAACCCCGTCGAGGATGTTCAGCTCCGCCGCCGTGGCCGTTACCTGAGTTTCAGATCCGCTGGTGCCGTTGTGGAGAGCCGTAACCTTCGTTACCCCGATATTCACGTTTGCATCAGCGACAACCGCTTTTCCCGCAGCCTGCGCACTGATACCGAGAATTGTCCCAAGGGCGATCTTCTGCATCCGGTACAGGTGCCCGGGGACTTCGACTATCGGGATCTCTGTTGCCGCGGTAAAGGTTGTCTGAGCAGCCTCACCCGTTGTTCTCCTTCCGTTTTGCCTGCTCATGCTCAAAAACCTCCTTTCGTTTTCATGCCAATTTCTACAGGCCCTGAAACGCAAAAAGGCCCGGCAACAGGACAGGGGTTTTCCCTATCGCATTGCCGGGCCTTTTCTCAATTCCTTTCGGAGTAGATCAGGAAACCGGAGAAACCATTATTTATTCGCTGCTTCCATTATATGAAAAACAGCTTTCCTCGTCAAACTGATTTATTGCGACTCTCGCATCCTCTCCCTCCTGCCAGGGCGCATCGACTGCTTTATCGCAGAGGTCAAGCTCTTCCCGGTGATTGGGCTGATATCATATCTGCCGGATGCAAAAACATCTTCATTGAAGGCATCGACCATCTTCAGCAGCTCCGCATAATCGCCGCTGTCCTGATCTTCCGGCGGGCGCAGATAGAACCGTTTGAACCGCGAATAGATTTCGCTTTTCCGATCAGCGAACTTGCCGGCAACTTTCTTCTCGCTCCACTGTTTTTCCCGAACGGCGCTGATCCTGGACGGGCTGAATGACAGGAAGCGAATGGCCGCCTCGGTCGCCGTGCCCTTCAGAGGCTCCATACCGTAATAGACCGGCGTGGAACTGTCGGTGGTGACGCCCTCCCGGTGTTCCCTGATCGCTTTGGAGACATTGCCGACCGCTGCCGGCATGATATCCTCAGCGGCCTTGTAAAACTCGCCCCGGCCCAGATGCTTCATCCCCTTGGCCGCGTCGAAGATAACCGCCCCGGGTGCCCCGAACAATTCGGTAATCTTTGTCGGGAATGGATTGTTGACCTGGAGACTGCCCTTGATATTCACGCCCAGCAACCCGGCCAGGCCGTGCCGGGGGAGCGTATCGCTGCCGAACTTCTCTTCCACCCAGGCGTAGAATTCCTCTTCCGGATCATCGCTGTCACTGCCAAGCCCGAGCGCCAGGAACAGGGCTTTTGTGGCAATACTTGCACCCATGCCGCCGAGGATCGCCGGGGAAAGGATCATGTACCCGGCCTGCTTCCATTGGTCCTTGCCGATCATCTCCGCCGTGTTCAGCAAGTAGTTGTGCCCGAACTTGACGAAGGTGTAGAGCAGTTTTACCGGGTTGTTCGCGCCCCTGGACCATGCCGGGGCCGTGCTCTTGTCGTAAATGCCATGCGCCCGGTCGGAAACATGCTTGGCCTTGGCCATAGCCGTTTCGTGGTCCATTTCCGGAAACTGTTTCTTGAACTGCTTGTAGGCGGCAAAGATGGTGGTCGCCCGGTTCACCTTTTCAACCGCGCCGAACATCAGCATTGACCAGCCGAGGAAGGTGTCCATGTGATTACCAACCTTATTCCGCAGGGCGTCGGCCGCTTCGTGGTTGAACTGCGCCTCTACCCAACCCCTTTGGTGAATGTCGGCCATAATGGCTTGATCAGCTCCAGTCAGCTTGCCGAGTCGGTACTTGCCGTAAATGCTGGCGGCCCTGCCGATCTCATTCAGGGCGGCCGCTATGCTCCCTCCGGTCTGCGCGGAAATGGTGGCCGGAACAGCCTGGACCATGTTGGTGGCGTTGATCGCCGCCGAGCTTACCCGGAACCCCAAGAACTTGAACGTGGCCAGCCCGCGCAAGGTGCCCATGATCCTGTCGCCCTGTTCGTCGTTTCTCAGCATCTCACGGGTGAAACTGATCGCTTCCTTGTAGAGAGTGCCCTGCTGCTTCGGGTCAATGGCCCTGTTCCTGACAAATTCCTGATAATCTTCCCACTGCGGATCTTCCTTGTCAGCTTTCCAGTCATCCCAGGACTCATCGCGCCCGGTGATGATCAGCACCATTTTTTGCGATGTCTCGCGCTTGGCAATACCGGCCGCCAGCCCTTTGGCGTACTGCGTCCCAGCCTTGAGCGGGTCAGTCTCGAACCCTTCCCAATATTCATCAGATCTGGCTATCCTGGCTGAAAGGAACCCGCGTTTCTTGAACTGTTCGGCCAGCCCGTTGAGGATGATCTTATTCGCTTCCTGAGCGGCGGCGCCCCTGAGTTCCTGATCCTTCACCTGATCAACCGCTTCATTCATCAAAGAGCTGATCGAGGCAATCAGGCCGGCCGGGTCGAACACCGTTTCCGGGAGGGAGGAATCACGTTCGATGCTGATCTTGTAGCCGTCACGCTCCAACTGCCGCGCCCGCTTCTCCAGGGTTTTGACAAACGGTATGCGTCCGGATATCCTGTTGAACAGATTTTTAATGAAGCTGCTGGCCTGCCTGACTTTCGCGGCAGATACCACACCTGTCTCCGGGTCGATATATTCCTGGTCCATGGCGTAGAAGTCGAACTTCTCCATGATCCGGCTCTCGCCCTTCGTCGCCCGCAGGATCACCCGGCCCTCCTCCCTCTGCCTCGGGAAGTACGAGCCCCGCAGCTCACCCATCATTGCCATGATGTCTTGCAGGGTCGTTTCCTTCTTTATTTCGGCGTCCTGCTGCCTTCTGACCTCCAACCCCTTGTACTGCGCGAAATCGGTTTTCTTAAGGCTGTAGACCGCGTTTTCCGCCTCTTTCCTGGTGGAGAATTCGCCTACCCGTTTCCCGTGCCCGAATATCCCCCAGCGACGCGACTCATCGACAACGGTCACGGTCGGCGGGTCGATCTTCAGCTTCTCGCACTCGGCGATGATCTGTTTCAGGTCGGCTATCTGGTGATCAAAAGCCCTGTTGGTCATCCGCCGGAAAGCCAGCACCCCGCCGGTAGCCTTGAAGGAGAAGCCCTTCCCTGATAGATAATCGTGTTCAGCCTGTTCCAGGGCATCAACCGCTTCACGCTCCGTCTTGAATGTCCCGACCAGCTTTTTCTTCGGGTCGTGCAGTTCCCACTGCTCGATCTTTTCGGTTTTGTAGCTGGCGATGTAGGTCTTGTCGGCCCTGGCCATGTCGCGGGAAAGCACTCTGGCCTTATCGTAGTTGTCAACGATCCTGTCGCCGACCTGATACCGCTTTACCCGGTCCAGACCTACGGGAAGGGGCTTGATGTACTTCCTGGCCGCCTCGGTCTCAAACTGTTTCCTGGCGATGGTATCGGCATCTTCCGACTTCTCGGTACGGTCGATCTCGTTGCCGTCAAGGCCCCTGACAATGTACCCGGACCACTGCTTTATTCTGAACGCCTCGCCGGTCTTGTCGGTCTTGAGCAGATAGTCCTTGGCCTTTTCGTACTCTGCCGGGTCTTCTTTCCGCAGCTTGGTCATTTCGTGGACAAACCCGGTATTCTCGCCGGTCTTGTTAAAGATGTCGTTCTCCAGTTCAAACCGCCGGTCCCGCCGCTCCGGTTGCGTCTCAAAGAGCCGCTTTCCTGCCGGGTCTGCATTGAGCAGATAATCAGGGGTAGAAAATATCTGCCCCAGCGCGGTGATATCGTTCTTCGGGGTGCGGTTCTTGACGATCTTCGCCGCGTCCCGCGTGTCCTCATCGAAATCTTCCTCAAACTGCTGCCTGGAATACCGCACGTCCTTATTCGCCCGGTCGAACTCCCCGGTATTAAACTCAGCCGACTTGATATTGCCCGGGTCGAAAACGATAACATGCCCCTGGTCCTCCAGCACTATCCCGTCATGTCCACGCGCCTGCATCCGTTTTGCGAAGGCTGCCGCCTCTTCCCTGGTGTTCAGGTTATTCAGCCGTGAATCGTAGGAGTTGAGCCGCAGTGGATTTTCTACCGACACATAAAACGGCCTGACCACGCCTCTGCTGCCGTAGCCTGCCGCCTCGGTACGGTCCAGGGCGAAGAAGTTCCCCAGGCCAGCGAGGGGCGAATGGTGCTTGCTCTTGCCCTTGGTCGAATCGAAGGTCCAAGAGCCGTCTTGCAGGAAGCCCTTTGAGTCGGTCCCGTGCCAGACCACATCCTTTATTGCTGAATCGCCCTGCCATTTCTTGAACTCGGGGGATTGTAACATTTCGGGGGTGACGCGCTGGACGGGCTTGCCGTCTTTGGAATAAGACGCCTCAGCCTCCCCGGCAAACTCCCCTTGCTCAACCTGGACATTGCGGGCAAACCTTTTCACGCCTCCAACAAAGAGCGCGACGAAATCAGCCTCCTGGAAGTTCAGCTTGTCCACCGGCACGCCCAGCCGGACCAGTGCCGACTTGATAGCCGCGACGATCCGCCGGAAGATAGAGTGCTTGTGGTTGGCCTTTTCCTGGAGGAAGTAGGCCAGGGCCTCTTCATTCAGTGTGCCAACCCTTCCCTTTGCCTTCTCTGCCCTTGAGTATGCTGCATCAACCGCGGCGGACTTGCCCTTGAGCGAGACGAAACGGCCCAGGATACGGCCCTTCTGGTCGGAGAAAAGCGGGTCTTCTTTAAGGAGAGCGTGGGCGCCCTCGTGGATCATGACGTACTTGGCATCTCCGGGCTTCATGCGGTCGGCTACCAGGTAGATTTTCCCTTGGTAATATGCGCCTACAATTGACCCGTCCTTGGAATAGAGGGCGGTTATCTGGACATCTTCATCAGAGAAAATTTTACTAGTTGCAATAATCTCATTTTTTGGTATAATGTTATTATCATCAAACAATGAGGTGTCAGCATGGTTGAAGGTACCTGCTCGAAGTGCGGAGCCGTTAAGCGCATCGCCAATGAACGGGCCGCTAGGGTCAAGGTCTTCCACTGCTCTATCGAGTGCAGAAAGAGAAGGCGCTCCTGTATTTGCCCCGTCTGCGGGCGCACCTTTGAGCGATGTAGTTCCAACATAAAATCGACTCAGCACAGAATTTTTTGCACCCGCAATTGCTACGATATTGGCAAGTCTACTGGCCACATCAACCGGAAGGGCTACAAAATTATCACCATCGACGGAAAGCAAGTCCCTGAACACCGACACATCATGGAGCAACACCTCGGGCGTAAGCTCCTTACCGGCGAGCATGTCCATCATGTCAACAGGGATAGACTCGACAACAGACTTTCTAATCTCGTCGTTCTCGATAAGCCTAAGCACTCTTCCGAGTTGCGCTTTTTGCGTTGGGACATCGAAGCCGTCAAGGCCCTTCTTGATGAAGGCATGAGTATTAACAAAATTAGCCAACAGCTTGGCATCGGTTATCACAGCATCAGGAAGGCTTTTGACTTGCGGGGAATCCCCTACCCGGTTAGCAAAAAAGGTTGACGGGATCACGTGCCAAGCCGTCATGAACAAAGCTCCGCGCCTCACCGCCTCCGGCAATCCCATTCCGGTCCTGACAATCTCCAGCTTCCCGGCCCGGGAAAGATTACGCTCGCCCTGCCCCAAGAAATCGCGCAGCTCTGCCGTTACCTGTTCAGGGGTGGTGTCCGTGGTGCCGACGGTGGATTTGGAGTAAAATGGGTTCCCTTCGTAGTCTCCGCGAGAGGCTAAATTTCTGATCTCCCCTAAATCTGCCAGAGAATTCCCGTTTGCGATAATATCAAGCAATGTCACGCCGGCTTGACGGAGAAAATTGCTGATATTCTGTTCAGCGCGGGGGTATCTCCCGTTCCTTCCAAATGAGACTATTGCCGCTGCAACTGCATTGCGCTTATCAAAATATCTGTACAATTCAGCAGCTACGCCGCGTTTCCCGTCCTCCCGTAGCAGTTCCATTTTTGAGACGGGAAGACTGAAGAACCTGATAGGCCGGTTCTGCGGGTTCAAGAGCAATATCCCTGGCCTTCCTTGTGAATATTTATCGAGCGTCTCCCTTGCCTCCTGAGACGAGGATATTTCCTCACCTCCAAGGTATTCGTGCTTATCCCCCTTCAGCCGCCTGTCGGTTACCTTAACCGGATTATTCTTCCCCGACTTCTCCGTGATGCTGAACGTCCTGATGAAATTACCAAGATTGTCAAGCTCTGAAGCTTCCCCGTTTGGAGTAACAATTACATGGCCAACTACCGTAACTCCAAGCCCCCTTGTCCCATTCTCAAAGTGCCTGGTCAGCCTGGTATCATCATCGCTTTTTGTGGCATTCCCGGACGGGTGATTATGAACAAGCCAAACAGAATCAACGCCTTTCGTATTAAGGATTGACCCAACGGCCAAACCTGGAGCGACTTGGCTTCTTATATTTGTCCCTACTGAATGCTGAAGAACTGAGATGGGGCGCTTTTCGGCGTCAAGGGCAATAACGGCAAACGTCTCTTGCGAACGAAAGCTTATAGGGGAAACAAGCTGCGCGGCCTGTTCGGCGTTCTCTATTTTCTTAAAATCAGAATAGAATGTTCCTATCTTAGCCGGGTACGATTCAATGAATTTTTGCCGCTTGCCTTTCGGCATTTCCTTGTTTTCAAACAAGGCGAGTTGACCCGGTATGGCACTTCCACCGGCCCGGTGCTTACCACTGGCAGGGGATCTGATTTCTGATATTTCATATTCTATTCCTCCTTCACTTATTATATCCCCTTCGGCGGCATTGTCAAATGTGGTTGCCGCCGCATCAACTTCTGCTGGCTCCACGGTATCCACTCCATCCGTATCGCGTTGAACAGAATCATCCTGTACCGCCACAACCTGATCTGGAGAGAATACAACATACTCCCGGCTGTATTCAGAAACGCCCCTTGTGCCCTGGCTGATTATCCCATCGAAACCATGCTTTTCAAGAAAGGCGTTGAAGGTGTCCGGGGTTAATCCGAAGCTCCTGGCAAGAAACCCGTAAGTATTTTTGATGTCAAGTTCGTTCTTTGCCCACTTTCTAAGGTTGTCCCGATTCAATCCCTCCGGGACAGTCCTCATCATCGCCTTCCACCCTTTACTTTTCGGAAGGGCTTTTGACATGAGGCCGAATGGATTCCCCATCTTGATATTGTATGCCTTGGTATGGCTCTCGTCGGTTCCATCGGTGAAATACTCAGCCGTGGACCTGTCTTCCGTCAGGTATATCCCGGTCCCTAAATCTCCGCCGGTCGAAGGCTTTAATGAACCAGGAGAAAGAGAGTCGCCACGGTAAACAACCAATGGCGTTCCGTCTTCGTTGGTGAGGGTGCCGGCGGTCTTATCAGCCTCCTTTTCAAGCGCCCCCCTGATCTCCCCTTCCATCCCAACCGGGAACAGCATACCGCGCCCTTTCTTTACCCGGCCCTTGGCCTTTATACCGGCACCTGCCAGCTTGGCCTTGATATCGTCAGGGTTGCCGGATACGAGGATTGCCGCGCTGCCGTGCTTGGAAATGGGGAAGGCTGGAGCCGCCTTGGTAGACGGCTTCTCTTCTTTCAGCAGCTCTCCCTTCCCTTGCCCTTCTTGCCCATTGCTGGCCCCCTGTGTGGTTGCTGGTTCCGGCTTGCTCTCCGCTGGTTCTCTGCGCTGGAGGTCGGGGTAGGAATCTAAAATGGCTTGCGGTACTGGCTTGCCCGCTGAAATCGCCAATTCGACCACTCTTTTGTGCGCGTCAACATCTTTGTCAGTAACAGATATTGCGTGAAGAATCGCGGCTTCGTGGTTCAATCCGCCGCTTCTGGCCTTGGCATATTGTGTCAGGACATGATTCTCGTCGCCAAGAGTTGCATAAACATCGGCACGTTCTTCTTTCGGCAATTTACCAACGATATCGGTGTAATTTCTTTTCCCCTGCAAGGTAGAGTCACGCATCGAGCCCTTAACCATACTACCACTGCGCTTCCCCTGTCCTCGTAAGCTACCCCAATCCTCTTGCCGTGATGTCGCAAAGGCTCCAGGCTTTCCGCTTTCAATGGCAGATGCCCACTCATCTTTTGACATCTGCCACGGTTCTTTAGAAGCAGGGACAACCGGAGAGGGAGTTTCCGGCTGCCCCGCGCCCTGCTGCTCAATGGGGGGAGCTGCAGGGGATTCTTGCGGCAAATTGACCGGCTGTTTTGTCGGTTCGTTTGTCGTTTTAGGCTGAGAAATAGAAGGGGTAATTTGTTCGTTTCCAGGAAGCTCTCCCCTTTTCGCCTGGCCGGACTTCGCCCACTCTTTGAACTGATCAGTGGACATCTCGACGACATTCTTTCCGCCGGCCCAGCCTGGCTCGTAGTTTGCCAGGTAAGTTTCCATAGCTTCACCAGCCGACCCGGCCCCGAGGACAACCTTGTGCTCGTCAAATTTCCCCGTCTCCGGATCAACCTGATTAACGACATGAACGGTCTTGGCCCCGCCCTGGTATCCGGGCTTGACGAAAATATCAACATGGTCCTTGTCGTGGCCTACGGTCCCCTTGATGTACCCGTAATCGGCCTTGATCTCCTGGCTCCACTCCCTGCCGTTTTTATCCTTTCCAGACCTGACGGACCCAACAGGGTTTTCAATGGAAATATCGAGCCCGTCAACTGCAACGTGGGCCTTCTTGTAGTTTCCCGCCTCCTTCATCGACTCTGACGGAGAGGTGTTTACTTCCTGGCCGCTCGCTATCGATTTCGGGTCCTCGATGACCTCGGTTGCCTTGGGCTGAACCTCCTGTGCCCGCTTGATCCCGGAAATCTCCAGCTTGTCGAAGTCATCCAGCCGGAAAACATTGCCATCCTCAAGGACAACATTCCCGTCATCATCGCGACCCTTCACCGTCACCACATCAGGGATTCCGTTCTTGTGAACGACAACCTTATCCCCGTCGTTCAGGTCGGCGACAACCACCTTGTGCGGGGCCTCAAGTTCAATGCCCTCTTCCTTCTCGATCCTGGTGTATTCGCTGGCCGCCGCTACTTCCGGGTCAGCCGTGGTCCTGGCCACATCCTGAACGTATTCCCAGATTTCTTCCTGCCCTATTGAAAGCTCCTTGCCCTGGCGGACCTTGCTGATCGTGGCTTTGAGACTCAACTTGTTCAGGCGTTTGGCGAGACTTGTCCCGTTCACCTGGTCGTACTTCTCCAGGGCTGGCTTTTTGATCCAGTCTGGGTTTGTGGACTTCACCCCGTCCCAAGATCCGTCCTCTTTCTGGAACCGGATTCCGGTTTCGCCCTCGGACAATTGCCGCTCGATGGTCCCGATCACCGGCCTCAACTCTTCCGGCATCAGGTCAACGGCTTCAGCCTTCTTCTGTTCCCGTCTCTGAATGAATTCATCCCACTGTCTGACAAGCGGGGAAATGGGATCAACCTGCTCAACCCGGCTCATCCCCGGCTGGTCAATCGGCAGGTCGTCGCCCAGCACCTCGCCAACGGTATCAATCTCTGGTGTCGGCCTTTCGATGATGTCCATGATCCCGGCCGCTGTCGTCCGCTTGTCATGCGCGGCAAACACATCGTCAACCGTGGGCATGTCCGTTTCGTCCAGGGCGTCAGCCTCATCCAACAACCGCCCGGAATCGTCCAGGGCAGTCTTGATATCTGCAGGGGAAAGGAGCCCGCCACCACCGCCGATCATCGCCCCGCCGAGCCCGCCGAGCCCTGCCGCGTTGAACGCCTGCCGTCTTGATTCTTCGCTCCACGGATCGCGGCCCTGGCCGAATTCCTCCAGCATGGTCTGCGCATATTCCGTCCCGGCCTCTACCGGAGCGGCCGCAGCCATACCCAGTCCGGCCCGGCCAGCTCGTCCGGCAACTCCAGTCATTGTCTTTGCAGGGCTGAATACCTTGGACTTGCCAAGCATCAGGTCCAGGCCCAGCTTATCCCCGACAAACTCCAGTCCGCCGGCAGCCAGAGTGGACCCGAAGGCCAGTGCCAGTTCACTCCCGGTCGGTGTCCGGCCTTCCTTCTCAGTGCCGGAGACCAGGCCACCAAATATCTCGCCGCCTTCCATCCCGGTGGCGGTAAGGGCCATGGTCGTTGTCTGCCCGATCTTCGAGGCAACATTACTGACAGCCAGCTTTGCAAGCTCTTCCGCCGCGAGCCCGCCGGCAAGTTTTGACCCGGCCAGTGTGGCCATTTCCTTTTTCACCATCCCGGCGGCAAGGTTTTCAACCCCACCCTTGAGGGCGGTCTTCCCGATGAGCGAACCGGCCCCGCCCGTGGCGAGAATCTGTGCGCCCTGGCCAACGGTGTACCCGGCCCCGTACTGCAGCCAATCAATCAGCGCCCCCAAGTCGCCATCTTTCGCCCTGCCCCAGGAGTAATCAAGATTGTCCGAGAGCTTGGCGTCCTTGGCGATACGTTCGCTCCAGTCCAGATACCCGGCAACCCCAGCCTTCTTGATGTTCGTCCAGTCTCCGCCCTCGCCGAACAGCTTTTCACCGGCCGCGCCTATCCCTGCCTCGACCCCGCGCAGGAGTTGAGGCACCTGCTTGAAGGTGGTCGAGACGCCCCGAAGGAAGTCGCCGGAATCCTCTTCCGCGCCATCCTCAAAGTCGTACCCGGCCAGCTCCCGGTCCAGGGCAAACAGCGGCTCACTATCCGGACCGGATGATCCGCCGTCGAAAGGATCAATCCCCAGCTCGTCGTCAAGGATGCCCATTATTTATTCCCCGAGGAAATCGGCTGAATTCGCGTATGCTTCCAGGTTCGGTTCACCTGCCTCAATCCAGGATGAGGCGAAATCCATAACGGCCTGACCGACATCATTGTTCGTTTCAAGCGCCCACCTGTTTATTTTCTGCATGACCTCGGGGGAACGCTGGATCATCCTTATTGCCCCGGCCGTCGCTGAACCGATATCAGTCTGGAATCCGGCCGCGTCCACCACGGGAGAAAGGAGCCCTTCACCCATAAAGGAAGAATCGTGACTGCTCGCGTCGATATTACCCTGCGGCGCCGGTTCCGTGCCTTCCTCTTCTCCGTCACCCTTTGTCACCATGTCAACCACTGACGCCAGCTGGTTGGTAATCGCCTTCTGCTCGTTGGACATGCCGCTGTACAGCTTTCCCCACTCCTCCGTCTTCCCCTGCGCCCGCAATGAAAGGACATCGAACACAGCGTCAGGCACCTTCTCCCCCTTACCGCCGCCAACACCGAACAAACTTGAGATATCGAACCCGCCGCCGCCTACACCGCCAGCCATCTTCAGCAACCCATCTTTCTCTTCATCAACAAAACCCTTGGCCGCATCGAGCTGTTCCTGCGTGGCAAGTTCTGCACTTCTGGCCCCGGCCCGGCGCAAGGAGTTTTCCCAAGCCTGCTCATCAACCTTCAGCATGTCGCCAAAAGACGCTTGACGCCCGCCCTTCCCCTTCCCTCCTACTGAGCTATTGGTGAAAACCAGCGCTGCGGCAAAAGCCTGGTCCGGCTCCATGCCCATCTTCTCCTGGAACATGCCCGAGAGCGAATCAATACCCTTGACAATCTTGTTGGCGTCAGCCTCTTCCCTGGTTTCGAGCAGCTTCTGGGTCGCGGCTAGCTGCTCGCTGGCAATCTTTTCCGCGTGCGACATCTGCTTGTCGGCAAGGGCATAGGCCCTTTCAGACTCTTTCCCGAACATGGTTTCAGCGTGTTCCATCTGCTTATCTGCAAGCGAATAGGCCCGGTCGGTTTCCTTATCGAACAGACCCTCGGCGTGTTTCTGCCGGCCCTGTTCAAGCGTCATCTGGAAATCCTGCCCGCTCTCCTGCTGCTCCATGGCGAAATCCTGTTGCAGCTGCATCAGCGCGAACTTTTCAGCCTCATCCTCTTCCCGGATAAGGTCGTCAAGCGCGCCCTGGCCATAGCCGGCCATGCCCCCGAAAAACATTGACCCGAGCAATCCGCCCCAATCCATCACATACCTCCCTTGCTTACGAGTTCAAGGAGCCCGCCCTGCTGCTCGACGTTCGGACCGGCCTGCTGCATCGGCTGCTGTTGCATCATTCCAGGCTGCTGCATCGCGGCTTGGTCCGGTGCCGGCTGTTGGCCTGCAGGCTGCTGGCCGGGCTGCTGTTTGCCTTGGGCCATGACCTTGATGCTTTCCTCAACCTGGCTGCCGGCGACACTGGCCATGCCTTGTTCCTCTTCCGGGGAAAGCGGCTCTCGCTTCGTCGCCTGCGCTATTTTGTTCACCACGTCGGCGCCGACCTTGATCAGATTCAATATTCCCTTCGCGTGGGCTCTGGCGCTGTACTTCTGCATTGCTGCGGTTACGGTCTTCCCGACCACCTGTCCGACCAACTGCCCGACTCCACCGACCCTGGCCCGGGGATCTTCAGCCTCCAGCGCCTTGACCACGGAGTTCTTGGCATTCGTCTTGTAAATGGCGTCCTTGACCGCTTTTCTGGCCTTGACCGCCTGTTCCTGGTCGGCTGGCCACGTCCCGCTCTGCCTTCTCAGCTTTTGCATAAATCCGCTCCCGTTCTATGTGGTCATTGAATATTCTTCCGGAATCCTTACGAGCGCATCCAAGAGCCCCGGCTGCTGCCCTGCTATCCTTCTGTTCATGCCGCCCGGGGCCTGTTCGATTCGCTGCGGCTGCTCCCGCGATGATGCACGGCGCACGTTTGATTTCCCGGCCAGCATGTCAGCAAGCCCTGCCTGGGCATCCACATACCTGTCAGCGTCTGTTCCGCTTCCCGCCGGCTCCGAATTATACCGCCTGGCGAACTCGCTGTCGGCCTGCAACTCATCGAGGCGCTTTGCGGTGTCCTCGCTCAGTTTCCCGCGGTCCTTGTCCTTGTAGGTGTCCCAGTATTTCTTTTTCCGCCGATAGAGATCGTCGCTCCATCCCCCATCATCGCCTTCCATGCTGCCGGTGTACGGCTTCTTGTCGAGCCCCCACGGGCGCCACTCTTCTGGCCTGTCGCCTATGGTCCCCATCCTTGACAGCGCGGTGGTCGCCGGATCGTCCATGAATGTGCCCTGGTCGTACAGGCCGCGCTGGCCCCTGCTTTTCCACGGCTCCTTGCCGGCTTCCGCCCACTGATAAGAATCTCCCGAGCGCGTTCGCTTGTAATCGGCGAGAGAAATTATCCCTTCGCCCGCAGATCCGCCTGCGCTGTTCAGGTAGCTTCGGTATTCGGCCTCCCAATCTTCCGGTGTTGCTGGCTGCGATTTCGGCTTGAATTTGTCGATGATGGTGTCGAACTGGTAAGCATCTTCAGCGCTGAGGTTTTGATATCCGGACCCGAATTTTTGATTCAGCTGGTCGGCGTACTTCTGGTTCACGGCGTATGTCCCCCGCAGCGACTTCTCCCGCTGCTCAGGGGTAAGCGTTACCTCGTCTTTCGTGTAGGGATTGACGACCCGGAAATCCTTTGGCTGCTGGGCGATAAACTTCCCGGACTTCTCATCGTAGATAACGGCATTCCCCTGGTCGTATCTCGCCTGCATGAACGGCTTTTTCTTATGCCTGCTGCCGATGAATGATCCAGCGAGATTGCCGATGACAGAGCCAACCACCGTCCCGATACCGGGAACGATAGAGCCGACCATCCCGCCAACGGTCCCCCATTCGGTGCCGAGCGACAAATCTCCTTCCGTGAAACCTTCATACAGGCCCGAAGCTATCCCGCCAACCCCGGCGCCAAGCACTCCGGTCATCTGCCCGGCCGCTTGCGGACCAATCGCCCCCACTCCGCCAGCACCCTGAACAGCAGCCTGCCCTGCAGCATTGCCGATGTACCCGCCAACCGCCGATGTCCCGGCCTTTCCCCACATCCCCTCAGTATCTCCGGAAAGAAGGCTACCGGCCAAGCTGCCGAGCCCGCCCGCTGCGCCCTGGCCAAGGGGGGTGAACCCCCCGCCGTCAAGCAGTCCGTCCCCAGGCATGAACGCCCAGTCTCCTGCCCGCTCAACACCATAGTTGACGGCCTCTTTCGCGCCCTTCTTGATGACCGGCTTGTATTCGCCCTTCAGGTACGCCTGCAGGAGAGAACTGCCCCACCCGAACGAATCGCCCCAGCCCTGTTCGCCGTCAGCCATGCTCTACCTCTTGGTGAAGTCGCCAACCCTTGATTTATTCGCCAAAGCGGCCAGCGCCGAGTTGTGCGCGGCGTTCGCATCCGGCCTTGCCGTCCCGCTTCCGCCTGATCCGCCCTGGCGGACATCAAATTCGCGGGCCTTCTCGGCCAGCATTTCACGCTCAAGCCGCATCTTGTCCTCGAACATCTCTTTCTGGACATCAATATTGTCAGATTGGCCCAGGTAACTGAGGCCGGCCGCGCCCATGGTCGCCATTCCGGAGAGAAGCCCCTTGTTGCTGAACAGTCCGCCGAAGAATCCGGAATCCTCTTTCAGAACCTCAGGCCTGCCAGTAAACGGATTCAGCGCCCAGGTTTTCCCGTTGAATTCGCCGAGGATCTTGTAGCCTTTGGATTCAAGAGCTGCCTTCTGGTCTGCTGAAACACCGTTTTCTTCCTCTTCCTCACTGCTCCCGAATGGATTGAACTTATCCATCCAGCCTTTCCCTTCTCCCTCTTCCGCTCCCGGCTTCTCGGTTCCGTACAGTTCCTCAAACTCAGAGTCCGACAACTCATCGATTTCCAGGTTGCTCATGAACCCTTCTTCGCCGAGTGGGTCATAGTTCCCTTCTTCGTCAAGGATCGACTGCATGTAATCGCTGGACTCGAACAGGGTATCGAATTCCGTGTTCCAGGTGGCATCGTCAAAGTCAACATAATCATCGAGATTGAACTCGAACCCGAAATCAGCTTCCGGCATGTCCATGTAGTTGGCGTTATCGACATCCACGGCAAAGTCGGTGGTATCAATTCCGTAGTCCATCCCGAAATCATAATCGTCCAGGTATCCCATGACGCGCTCCCTTACACCGCCGAGGTGAAGTCATAGCCGAACAGGTCGGCAAAGGTTGTGATCGTATCCTGATAGCCGCTCCAGATTTTGTCCAGAGCCGCCTGCATCCCGGCCCCGTCCAGGTCTTTGTTCTGCAGTATCTGCCCTATCTCCGCGTTGATGCTGCTGTACAAGCCTCCGAGGGTCGCGGTCATCTGCTGCTTCTCCTGGCTGGACAGGCCAAGCTGTTGCGCGAACAGGTCAAACTGGTTCTGGGTCTGCGCGAAGTTGTAGGCAAAGGCATTCTGTGCGTCAGGGGTGGCAATCTGCAGGGCAGTATCGTACATGGCTGCGTCCGCTGCGGTGGTCGCCATGGATGAGTTCTGCCGTCCGGAAGCGTTCATCTGCTGAAGCGCCCCGGTTCTTGCCCGCTGCATCAGCGGATTCGATGGGTCAAGAAGCCCTTCAAGCTGGCCTTGGACGGTTGTCTCTGTTGGGTTTCCCCCGGACCAGGCAGGCGGTGTCCATTTCTGGAATCCGGTTCCTGCCTGTGTCCCGGCAGGGCTTGCCGCTGGCTTGAATCCTGGTGGCTCAGGTGTCGCGGGTGTCCCCGGAGCGGCCGGCGTAACCGAAGGGCTGTACCCAGGGTGCTGCTGCATCCAGATCCAGCGCCAAGTTGGGTTTGCCCATGACAGCGGGTTCACCCCTGCCGGCGGCGCGTTCGCATCAACGACGGCCGGTGCTTTCGCCGGAGACTCAAAACCTGGACCTTCCGGTGTGTACGGTGTGCCGGTAACCCCCGGATTGACCACCGGCTTATTCCCTGGCAATAGCTGCTGGCCGTATCCCGGATTCTGCTTCTTCCAGATGGCCTGCCATGTTGGGTTATCCCATGACAGCGGGCTTACTCCGGCGGGCGGGGTAGACATGATCAATGCCTCTCGTTAATAGGTTGTTCTTTGCGGCACCTGAAGCGCCGACAGGAGCCCACCGTCAAACCGATTTCCACCTTGCGGCCATGGGGACGGCTGCGCCTGGGGAAAATGTTTCACCTGCAACTCCTGCAGCCTCTGCCGCAACTGCTGCTGCCAGTCCATCTGGCCTCCTGGTTGCTGCATCATCTGTCCGCCGGCTCCCTGCGCTTGGGTCGGCATTACCGTTCCGACCGCAGGATGGTTCAGCAGACTTTGCCCCGGATGGACCTTCCCTCCACCTCCTGCAGGCATCCCCGGCCCGGCACCATGTCCAGGAAGCGACGGAGATTGAAGGCGCTGGCCCGGCTGCACTTTTCCGCCGGTACCCGTTGGCATCTGGCCAGCAGGCCCATGGCCTGGCAGGTTTACCGGCGGCACCATCTTTGCCGGCCCCTTCCCCGGAGCGGTCTTAATGCCGCCCGGCCCGGCACCATGCCCCGGCAACTTCTGGCCCGTGGTCCCCATCCCTCTTCCGTAATAGCCCGGATGCTGTTTCAGCCATGTCCCGCGCCATGCCTTGTTTGCCCACTGGGTAGGACTGACACCGGGCGGGGCCTTCATCGTTCCCCTCGCCGGCGCCCCTGTCTGCTGCAGTCCGTGCCCTGGTAATGTCACTGCGTTTCGGTTCATCATCTTTGCACCTGTTGACCTATGGTTTTGCTCATGTTTTTTGCGATTATCGCGTCCCGCTCTTTCCCGAAAATCACTTCGGAACTGAGTGGAACATGAACCATCGCGTTATCCTCGGTGGTGAAAAACCGGTATGGTTCTTGGAGGATTGACGGCCCGCTTGGCGTAGCGACAACAGTCACGATCCCGTCCCCGACAACCTTCTTGATGGTCCTCCAGCACCAAGCGCCCTTCGGCTTATACTTCACGGTGTATGTCATCACTGCACCTTCATGATGTAGAAGCACGACAAAAACAACGGCCTGTTTTCGGCATCTGATGCCCCACCGGTATTCCCTGTCCCACCGGCCCCGGTTGCTCCGGTTCCGCTGGCGCCGGTTGCGCCTGTTCCTCCGGCTATGGTTACGCCTCCGTGGTCGTGAGTAGAGCCGGTCGGGGTGCCTCCGCCACCATCTGTGGCGAGGACAGAAGCGGCGGTTACAGTATAATCTCCAGTCCCTATGGCAGCCGCCTGAAGGTAATTTCCAGAAAACGGCCCGCCTGCATTATAATATCTGTAGCCGTGAACATGGTCTGGGATTTGAGCTGTCGTGAGTGCAGCGCCAGAGATTGAATGCGTATGGCTTGGACCGGTGTGCGTATGGCTTGGACCGGTGTGCGTATGGCTTGGACCGGTGTGCGTATGCGCCATTGTCGATGATCCACCAATAACGCCCGCGGTGGTGTCACCCATGATAAAACGATCATCGGTCAGGTTGGGAAGATACCGCCCGGCGCCGTTGAAAATACCGGCCCCGGTATTCAGCGCGGCACCATCACAAACATACCAGTTCAGCGCGTTGAGATAGGCATTCGCTTCAGCAACCGTATTCCCGCCGGCCAGGACGTTGGTATACCCGGCATTGCTCCCGTTGGTGAAGTACCCACCTGCCCACGGAACAATCGTTCCGGCCGGGACAGCTACAGAGGACGCCGCCGATTGATCGATACTCGATGCCGGAAGCTGAAACCGATTGTTTGCCGCATCGTAAATTGCCATGACATAACTGCCGGCACAGATCTCGCCGGCCTGGGGGTCATTCCCGGCCCGGTCCTTGATACTTTTCACGCCAAGAGCATTGACGTTCAGCGTGCAGGCCCCGGTATTCGAGGCGAGCGGTTTGAAAATAACGGTCATCCCCTCGGTATAGGCACTCGGGGCCGGGGTCATGGTCACAGCATAAGCGTTGCCTGTACCCCCATCGGTCCCGACAAACACCGCGTCGCGCAACTGACTGACCGGGGCCGGGTTGTCCTCGTGGGTGGCGTCCACCACCTTGAACACCTCGGAAAAACCTTTCGTCCCTGGTGCGCTTGCATGAGGTGCCGGAAGTTTGGTAAACCCGGCCTCGATCCCGTCCAGATCGGCATCCACATCCGCGGCCTTGGCTTTGGTGAATGGCGTAAAACTTACCGAATTTTCGTAATAATCGTTTGCCATCTATCTTTTGTCCCCCAACTCATCGTATTCGAGGATGATTCCGTGCATCGTGAATGATTTTTGCGTAGCGGAACTGAGAAAAACAACCAGGCTCATCTCCGTGGCCGGGCCGCCGTCGATGTAGCTTTCCGGCTGGCCCAAGTCGTCACTGTCCCCGCCCCAACTGTACAGGTCCCACTCGCCGACATCCCAGATCAGCGGCGGCGGGCTCTCAATAAGTACCTCTGATGTCGTTGCGCTCGGGATATTCGAGTTCATATAGTCGAAGTCCGGCCGGAAATTGAACTGGATATCGTCAGCAGTCTCCGCGTCAAGCTCGAAGGTTACTTTGAAAAACTTCTTCCACCGCTTCGGACTGCCCAGAAAGTTGAACGGCAGCCGCATGAACCTGGTGATTGCCTCGCCGTCCGCGCTTGTTCCTTTGTCCATCTCGTAGACGTAGCCGTCAGCGGTCCCGAAAAAAACCCGCCCGGAAATAGGATCAAAATGGGCGCAGGTCGGCACGGTCGGCAGTTCACCGATTGTATAGCCGATGATCCCGTCAGCGGCCATGGACAGCGTGACATAGTACCCGTCGCTGAAGAATATGCGGTACTGCGATTTCAACGGGGCCATGACGGAGGCCACGGCCAGCCCGGCCCGGTCAGCAATAAATTTCTCTATCTGCTTACTGATCGACCCTGCGGAGAACCCGCCATAGACATCGCTTGCAGACAGTGCCGTCAGCTGACCCCTGTCCATAAAGATCGGCTCGTTGAAGCTCTGGATGGTCCACTCTTCGGCGCCGCCGGCATCGGTATGATCTTGGATGTTCCAGTCCGCCGCACTTGATCCGAACATGATCTTCGTGTGGCTCTCGCAGAAGATGGCCAGCGCCTCGCCCTGAACCTGTTCGATCCCGGTAATTTCGTCGCCAACCGCCTCTTCGTTTGCTCCGGATACCGCTGTCCAGACAAAGGGCATGGTGAACAGATCTACCAATGAAGAGTTTTGCAGCGACCCACCAGAGAACGCCAGCAACAGGTGATTCTGGTGCGCCCGGATATGTGTCGGGGCATCCGTGGTCATGCCCGTGGTGATGAAGCTGATGGCGTACCCGTTGTACTCAAAGGCCCGGTTCTTTCCGTTGACCGCGTACATCTTTGTGCTTCCGGCATGGCCGCTGAAGTTGTGGTTGATGCACTCGAACCGGCCGCCCTTGGTCAGAGCGTTGGCCGTCTGAATCGCGGTAATCGTCACATTAATTGCCCCGATGGTCGCAGCGCCGGCCGCGAAGTTGCCACCGGCCCGCCCTGTGAGAGTGAACCGGCCCGCTGCCGTATTCGCCGCCCACGAGCCGCTGGTGAAGATCACTCGCCGGATTACTGCCGTCACACCTCCCTGGGTCAGGGTCGCCCCTTCGGCCGGCGCCGTCGCTCCACCGGTAGTGAATGCGATATTCTCGCCCAGGTTGCACAGGGTCCAGCCGGTTGCGCCTTCCACGTACATATCCGTGGCGGTATCCCCGGCATTCGTCCTGAACGCATACCGCTTCCCGCCGTAGGTGTGGATTCCCTCAATGTCACTGTTTGCCAGCCCTGGAACAGCGGTAATATTCGCCCGGGCAATCGCCGCGCACAAAGCAAGCCAGGTCTGCTCCGTGGCTTCGCCTGGCGCCCCGGTGCCCTGACTGTGAACACCGGACGCCGCTATCTCCCCGACCTTGGCCGCGGCTACCTCAAGATCATCCGTATCAAGGAACGTCCCCGAGACCGTGGTAAGGACAATGTACCCGGCCGCATCGGAGCCGGCATAAGTCCCGGACTCCAGAACAGCATCGATGATTGCCACCCCGGACGCCCCTGAACCAGACCCGTCAACGGTGTTTCCCGTAACTATCGCCGTGCTCCCGGCCTCGAAGTCGATCAGGGTGTAGCTTTCCTCTGACGGGGCGGTCTGTCCATCGTACCGCTCGAACCCTTCCGGAAACCTGTAGCCGTTCCCGTTCTTGCCGATCTCGATATTGACGCAATCGAGCAGCCGGCCTGCCTCTATGGTAAGCGGGGCGCTTGACTTATCGAGTCCGCCACGAAGCGGGAAATAGTCGATTTTCTTCATTCGACGACGATAACCATGTCAGGCGCCTGCGACATTCTGTCGTTCCTGTCGGGGAGCTCCCGGTCTTCCAGCAGCTGAAGTATACTGTTGTACTCTGCCCCGGCGATCTGCAGCACTTCCATGTCCTTGTACGCCTCGCCGTAGAACAGCTTGGCCCGGCAGATGATGATCCGCTCCAGGTCTACCGGGATCGGCGACGTACTCGCATCGGCGGACATCTTCGTTGCCTTCTTCCAGTAGTCGGCCGTGATGGTATTACTGGCAGAATCTGCCGGCACATCCAGAGTGATCGACTTGTCTGGAAGCACCGTGACCAATGATGCCAGGTTGTTGTCAAGAACCCCCTGGCGCAATGTCTCTCGCCAATCCTTGTATTTGATATACGCCAGTTTTTGTGCATCGTCGGTGTTGTAGTCGATCCAGAAGCTGTCAACATCCCACCTGGCAAGATCAGTTGGAGCCGCATAGTTGGCTACACCAACCTCCGTCCCCTTGGAATACTGCGCCCACATGAAATTCCAGTCGCTCCAAAGCGTCTGGATGGCGTAGTCAGCCCCGGCAACCCAGTCAACGACCTTGCGCCGGATATTGCTCTGGGCAATAACCGTTGTCGGGACCGGGCCGGTCAGGCCCAGTTCACGATACGTTTGCTGAACCAGCTGCAGGAAGGTGGACATCAGCGTGCCTCCTTACTCCTTGTCAGCCGTGGCCTTGTCGTCAGATACAACCCGGGAGCCGCTTCGCTGCAGTTTCGGGTGGACCTTCTCCATGTGCAGGTCCAGGGCCTTCTTCTTCTTGCAGTCACGGTCACATACCGGGCAGATGTATTGGCCCTGCGCGGCAACCGCCGCCTCTGGTACGTCCATTCCGGGCAAATAAACCTTGCCGTCGATTACCGGCCAGCCGCCGCAGTTGAAGAACATACCGTCCTGTTCGTAGCGGATGAGAGTGTTCCCCTTGATGAACAGGGTTTTAAATTTCTTCGTCTTGTCCAGGTTCGTCAGTCGTCGCATAGTGGATATCCTCAAGTGGTTTGCGGACCACAAGCCCGCTTTTCAAATTTTCTTCGTCGGTGTACTTCTTGGATTCATGATCGCAATCGTTAATGATCATGATCCCCATCAGTCTTCCGTGCTTCATTGCTGCCTCCAAAACCCGGGAGGACGAAAGCCCTCCCGGGAATCTTCTTTCAGTGGCCAGGCCAGCCTATTTGATTTTGAAGGTTCCGCGATCAGAATTGACGGTTTCCTCTTTCACCACCGGCTTCTGTGAGCCCTTCACTTCGTCGCGGGGCTTGTCCTGGGTGATCTTCTCCTTGCTGCTCAGTCCTTTTTTCAATGCCTCGTCCATGGCTTTTCCTCCTATGGGTTTGAGGTTATCGGTTATTTGTACCAGTCGATGATAACGTAGGGATTGCCCTGGCCGGTCAGGCCGACACCGGTTCCCTCGGTCAGCGTCACCAGGACGCAGGCATCGGCCGCAATGTCGGCGGAAATGATTGCGTCGGCATCGTCGCCGGAATTCACCGTGGTATTGATTGCTGATGCAGTCGGAATCTGCAGTTTGCCGTAAGCATCGGCATCCGTCGAAGAACCAACCTCGACAAAGCCAAGGGTGGTTGCAAATACGGTGGCCTCCGCCAGTACAACCCCGATCTCTTTCAGCCGCCCCTTGTAGCCGTTCGGCCCGGAAATCCTGTGAATCGTTGTGCCTGCGGCCGCGCCGAAATCCATCAGCGCAAAGTTGTACATGCAGGTCATCGGGTTATCGTATCCCATTGTTGTTCTCCTGTTTTAAAGATTGAACCGGGCGGCCAGGTAGACCCCCGCCGCCCGGGGTTTGCTCATCGGTCAGGTCCTAGGCGGCGCTGGCCCACTTCACAATGCGGTTGTCGTCCGCGCCGGTCTCGTTATGCACGATCCCGAAGCCGCCCAAATAATCCGTATATTCAACAGGTTACGCTACAACCTGCCCGATTTGATTTCACGATAAATGTGTTGCCACTGGATACCGTGTAGTATCCTGAACACCTGCCCTTGAGAAACGCCGAAAGCCTCGCCAATTTTCCCTTGCGACATCCCTTGCGAATGCAACTCGTGGATGCGCCGGACCTGTTCTTCCGTGAGCTTGGCCTTCTTGTTTCTCTCGCCATTAAGGTGCCGATCCTTCTCCTTCATGTCCAAGTGGTTGTCACCACTCGTTCCGAGAAAAAGGTGGCTTGGCTTTACACATTTAGGGTTGTCGCATGTATGGCATACCTGCATGTCGCCAGGTATATTCCCGCAGTGAATCATGTACGATATCCTGTGGGCGTATTCCTGCCGTCTTGTTCCCGGGACCTTCATCTGCCCGTAACCTTTACCGGCTAATGAGGCAGTCCATTCCCAGCAACCATTCTCTTTGTTGACAACCCATTTTTCGTGAAACCTCTCAACGACTTCAAGCGTAATTTTCATGGTATCCTCCATAGCTATGTTGCTGCATTGGTAATACCATTTAATCCCTGAATCGTCAAGAATCCGCTGCGCGTTTCCGTGCAGTGTAGACCATATCTTCGACGCGATTCTCTGCGCCGCCTCGCGCTTCGGGTCCGCTTGGACCCTACGGGGTATGTCCCCTGGCCGTTGAACCTTCACCTGTACGGTGCTTGGCTGCTGATTGCCCATCTGGGTGTTGACTTTGGTTGTTATTCGGTGTAGTATTGGTAAAAGCGAATACATTGGAGAGTGAGAATGAAAGACACCATGGACGGACTGCTTCTTGGTGACAGCAGCCTTCAACACAGGGGGAAGCATCTCGGCATAACAAGCTTCCCCCGGTTTGGTCACAATTGCAAACACATAGAATTTAATGCTTGGATTCAGAAAGTACTTACTGAATTTGGATTGCAATTTGGGCCTACCCACACAAAACCTAATGGGTATGGGACTGGCTATACCTACCAAACTTTTAGCCATGTATCCCCAAACCTTTGTGATTTCTTCACCCGTTGGTATCCATTTGGCAAAAAGGTTTTGCCCAAGGATATTACCCTTAGCCCACGCACCGTCAATCTTTGGTACTGTGGAGACGGCGGTTTTGACACCGACAAGGGATACCTGAGACAAATCTGTCTTTGCGCCCACTCTTTCGATCCCACAAGCCGCGAGTTTCTTTCTGAACAACTCAGGAAAATCGGCTTCAAAAGTAGAGCCGCACGAGACGGGAAAATAACCGTATCCAAAAACAGCATACCTGCGTTCCTGAATTGGATCGGCCATCCGCCTGTTGGCTGCTACCGTTACAAGTGGGAACATTACTTCTTCACCTCTAAACAACCAAAGTACCGCACACCCGATACATGAAATTTTCCAGCATTCACGTTTACCGTTTCCAGTTGCGTTGTAGCTTTCATGTCTCTAAGGGGTTTCCAGCAATTCACGAAGTTTACCCTTGGCTATTATGCTGCGTTTAACCAAGCAAAGCCCTTGCTGCGGCCGTAATCGGTCGGCAGCTTGCCCCGGATCTCCTCGGGGATGGCGATTGCCTCCATGACCGTGTCCTCGCCGAAAAAGTAAACTGCGTCCGACTTGGCGTTGCTCCAGGACTCGGAGGCAATGGCGGTCTGCTCGAAGAAACGGATTCCCTCGTAATGCCGGCCGACTTCGCCTTCAAGAATCGCGCTGAACCCGCGGTCCACGTAGGAGTGAACCGCCTCAATCGCGTCCTTGAATGCCCGGAATGTCGCCGGACGGCCAACGGCGCAGTAGTTGCTGCCGTCATAGGCCGGGATATTGCGCTCCTTCATCTGGTCGGAGATTTTTTTGATATGGTCGTCGTTAAGGGCCACGTTGTTGGTGGCGGTGATCGCGCCGTCTTCTTCCACGGTAATCTCTGTGGTCGAGGTGCCGCTGGCCGCCGAAACAACCAGGAGGGTGGCGTCAAACTGCGCGTGAGCCTGAGTTTCCAGCGCCTTGTTGGCGTCGTTTTTCAGGGTCTTCTGGATGATCTGCTCGATGGGCTGCGCGGACATATCATCCAGCAGTCCGGTGAACGGAACAGAGTTCCCCAACTCTACCATCATCAGGGACGCCTGGCTGATCGTGAAATTCGTTTCCGGGATCGGCACGTTTTCGGTCAGCACGCCGCCCTGGGTTCCAACGTCTGAATAGACGTTCCAGTTGTAGGCGCTGCCCGCATGCAGGCCTTCTGAACTCGCATCGTCGGCATCGCAAAACTGGCGAAACCGGATCATCGGCTGCAGTGCGGTGCGCAACACCTTGCTCAGTTGATCGCTGTACGCATATCCGCCCAGCGTATTTGTTCCCCATACCTGTCCCATAATCGGTTACTCCTTATGTTCGTGAGCCGGCATAGGGGTTCCGCAATCTCTGCTTCTCCCGTATGATCTCGGCTCTTGTTTGTGGTTTAACCTCCTGTTTCGGAGGCAGTCTTCCCGCCGCTTTCTGGATCGGGCGCGGCATTCCCTTTTTGATGGTGGCCGGGCTGTCTTGGTGCTGGTCGGCGGTGGTCTGCTCAACACCAGCAACGGAGGTGAGCCATCTCTTCACATCCTGGCCAGCCTGCACAACGATTTCTTCTTCGGTCAGGTCCGGGCGCTCCCGCAGTAGAACCCGGGTCCGCTCGTTGGCCCGCCATGCAAGTTGCGCATCGCCAGCAATTGCCGGGAACTTGGAAACAAACAGCTGTGCCAGCTTGGTTTTCCTTTTCAGGTCATCCTGCTGGACCTTCTGCTGTGTGGTTTTCACCGTCTGCAGAACCTGCTGTACTTCCTGCTTCAACCGCTGCTGCTCACCGAGAACGCCTTCAAAGATATTTACCGCCTCTTCCTCATTGTCCATGAGCGATTCGGCGAACTTCTTGGCTTTCTCTTTCAGCGAAGCATCCGGTGCGGTCTTCTGCTTGGCGAGAAACTCAGCAAGCTTCCGTTCACGCGCCTCGATAATCTGCTGCCGCTGCTCCAATTCCTGCAGCCTGGCCGCCGCCTGTCTCAGCCTTTCGGCCGCGGCGGACTCCTTCTGCATTTCCCTTTTGCCGGCTTCGATCAGGTCCGACTCATCAACATCCCGCTCTACCCCGTCCACTTTGATCCGGACGGTTCGAGGAACGGGCTGCGCTTCGGTCCCTTCACCCTGCTGGTCAACGTCGCCCTGGGCAAGCTCTTCGCCCTGGCCGCCATCTTCCACGGCCCCTTCAAGAGCCGCATTACGCTTGGCGCTGATGGCCGCAATCACCTGGTCCCTCTGGGATACAGGCTGCAATTCCTCAACGGCTGATTGTTCTTCTTGCCCGTTTTCTACGCCCTGTTGGGTGGTAGTGTCGTCTTCCATATTCCGTTCCTCTTCGGCCGTCGTTTCACTGCCCACGCCCTGCGGCCGGCGGGTGGTGAGCTGTATTATTCAGGGCGGTCCTCCCGCTCCATTTCGGTCATCGCGTTGTTGCCGTCATCGATCGCATCAACCATCCAGGTCTTGAACATGGCCCCCAGCTTTGCGTCATTCTGCAGTTCCCTGATCTTCGCGGAATCAAACGGGTCCACGGTGATCAGCTCCCGGCTGGCTCGCTCTATCTTCTCGTCGGCCCGCTTCCACAGCATCACCCCCACTGGTGAGGACAGGAACTTCTCCGCATCCACTCCCAGGAGCGCCGCTTGAAACAACTGATCCTTTTCCAAAGACTCGTTCATACCCTTCCCTGTACTCTTTGGTTGTGGCCTTGTGGGCCTGGTTCATCAGGTTTTCGGCCATTTCCTTTTCTCATATTTTATGAAAACTTATAGCCCTTGCGTGATAGGTACTGGGAAGCCCCATGGAGTCATATAAATAATTTTTTGCCCTGTCAAAAACGGTTGGCGGGGCCACGTCACCTGGAGCCTCAACTATTCCATTTGCCCATTTTACATGGTTTCCGTCTGCGTCCCTTATCTCCCAATCAAAAAAATAATAAACGATCTTGCTCATAAACGACCCCCCTTGTACCTGCTCATCATTCCGTCAACATCCTTGAAGCCCATAAACTCCACCACCAGCCTGTTCAGTTTCACATCGCATTCGGTGCATATCGGTCGATATTGGTTCCCGTCTGAGCATATCTGCCATTGTGCGGAAGCTGGTGCATTGCACCGGAAACACTTCATCCTCTTTATCCCTGCCTTGGTATACGGTTTCGTTCTCACAGCCCGCTCCCAAACCGCAACTTGACCTTCGTTTCATCGGCAAGCATGGCCCGACCGCCTGCGATCTTCAGCTCTTCCTTCTCCATGTCGGCCTTGATCTTGACCATGATCCGGGTGTCCTCAGCCTGCGATTCCAGCCGGGCCGTCTCGTACTTGATCATTTCCTCCTGCCGTTCCGTCTGCATCCGAAGCTGCGCTATCTGGAGGTCAATCTTCTTTTCGGCCATCCGGCTTTCCATCTGCTGCTGCAACATCTGCATCTGCTGCTGCATCTGCTGGAGCTGCTTGGTAAGCATCTGCACCTGCGGATTCCCGCCGCTCTTCAGCCCGGGCACGAACCGGGCACCATCCTTCCAGCCAAGCGCCCCAAAAACCTCCCCGCTTATTTCGTTCGGGTCAACCACTTGCGGCAGGTCCGGCATGATCTTCTGCAGGGTGCCCAGGCCGTACATCAGCTTTTCAATCCTACGCTGCGGATCAGTCGCGCCAAACCCGACATTCACCCGGGCCTGGACTTTCGCCCTCAAAGAAGCATGGGTCAGGCTCTTGTCGCCCGTTACCGCCTGAATAATCCCGTCTTCCTCGTAGGTGCGAATCATGGAAACCACGCCCTTGACCAGCGGCTCAGTGAAGGTTTCCACATAGATTTTCAATTGGAACTCGGCCAGGATATTGGTATTCCCGGACAGCAGTTGCATTCCCCCGACCGTTTCATTCAACTGCCTGTTGGTTGCCACGCTCGCCGTGGAGAATGTTCCGGCAAGCTCATCGAAATCCATGTTGACCAGGTTTTGCTCGTTGAAGCTGGACCCGGTGATATCCGGCATGACCTCCGGCTTGATGGAATTCACGTCATCGGTCATGATTACCTGGCCGGGGACGCTCTTCTGCAGGGCGTGGTAATCAGTATTCTTCCCCCGCTGCGCGTAGGTTCTCCGGTTGAGTACCAGGGCCACGTTGTCCCGGCGCTGGTTGCCGATATCGTTGGCCTCGATCTGTAGCCCTTCGACTCGCTCCGGCAATCCCTGGCAATACACCGTGTGCGGCTCAATCTCGCACTGGCCCATGATGACAGGCCGCCGACCGTCCGCGCAGTGCGGATAGGATGATTTCAGCGGCGCAGGCTCCGAGAGCAGGATTGACCGGTCCAGCGTGTAATAGTGGTACTCCTCACCATCGACCCGGATGAAAACCTCCCTGACCCAGGCGACATCATGATCTTTGACGGATACCGGCTCGGCCTTGCTGTCCCTCTTGCCCCCTTCCCTTGCCCGCCTGGTCGAATCAAATTCCTCAGATCCGCCGACGGCCTGACTGATCTCGCCGTCATCGTAGAAATACCAGTCCTCCAGCATTCTGGCCTTGATATCCGCAACGAACATTGGCCAGGTGATGATGAAATACGGGGAGGAGTTCACCGGATCTGTCCAGGACGCAGCCGGCGAAAACCTGCAATTCTCGATTGGCAGCAGTTCGATCACCGGCTTGTCTGCCACCACCTTAATTCCGCCATCGGCGTATTGATCAGCGCCCTCGGTGTAGTCCCACCAGTATTTCGCGGCCACAACCCCATTGACCAACCCCTCCCGATATCCGCCGATAGCCAGCTGGAACCACGGGATATGAGTGGTCATGTGGTAGTTGGTCAGTTGCTTCAGTGCCCTGGCCGCGATCTTCTGGGCCTCTTCGTTATCGTTCTCGGCCTCAACGTTGACCACATCCTGCGTAGAGAACAGGGCCACAGCACAGGCTGCTAGATTCCGGCGAAGCGCGGCAGCCGTCTTCCCGCGGAACAGCTTCGACCTGTGCTTGTACTGCTCAGAATAATACTTGCTCCCGTTCGGATGCCGGCTGGCGGCCAGTGCATAGTTCTTCTCCCACCTTGTCCGGAACCCCGAGTCAATGTAGGTTGTCGAGTCCTGATACGACCTGTCGGCCAGGTCGATCCAGTCGTCATGGTCCATTTGCTTGGTTTCGATCAAAGCCTCGCCGGCCTCATCTATCTCCAGGCCTTCCATGGTCGGCTCAACTATCATGGCGCATGTCTCCCCGGATATCCTTTAGCGCCACGACCAGCGCGGCCTCGTCGGCCCAGCCCCGGCGCTGCCTGAACCGTTCCAACAGCTCGCCGCCGGCCCGCATGATCTCGGTCATCTCCGGCGTCACGTCGGCCACCCGTAGCTTGAATCCCATCCGCTTTGACAGGTACAGATTCTTGATTCTGACCACCCCCTGATCAATGTTCACGGCCCAGATATGCCCGGGATAGTAGGCGGACAGCTTGTTGCCGATCTTGGCCGCCAGTTCTTCCTCCTGCTTCGCGGTCATCTTCCGCTCGTAGCGCAGCAGTTTCCTGTTCGCGGCCTTCTTCGGCCGGTACATGCTCACGTCCACGTATTTGCTGACCTGCAGGATCTGGCTCATCAGTATCCACTCGGCTTCTTCGCCGGCTCCGTGAACTTGCGGCCGTTGCTGAACTCGTACACCACTACCGGCGCGTTCAGCTTTTCCTTCTCCTTGGCTGTAACCAGGGCGCTCCATGAAACTTTCTTTCGTTTGACCTTTTGCGTTGCCATCTCAAAAATCCCCCGCGTACTCAGGCTCCAGGCTCTGTTCAACTGCAACGTCCATAACCGGATAAGCGTGCGTCAGGGCCAGAGCCTCGGCCCGGTCTGGCGATGCTCCCAGCCGTTTTTTGATATCTTCCTTTCGCTCCATCTGCAGCCGCTCTTTGTTGTCAAACTTGTACCGAGGCGCGATTAAATCAGCCCGCAGCCCGTTATCCTTCGGGATATCAGCATTCTCCAGCCAACCCTTGAGCACATCCCACATCTCAATACGCTTGTTGTAGTACCGTTCGGCCCGGCCGGCCCGCTCACCGACATTGACGCCGGTAACGATATCGCCCAGGCCCAGCTGAACCAGCCGGTCTACCACCCCGGCACCGACTCCGACCTCATCGACAAACACCCTGCGGATCTTCGGCTGGTGCGTCCTGACCTTTTCCGCGATGATTGACGCCAGTTCCGTTGTCCGCAGCTGGCCGAATGCCTGCAGCTTGTGCAGCTTCAGCCCCTGGCGCAGGGCAATAACGCTCTGATCGTCCCCGAACCTTGCCACATCAACACCCATGATCACCGGAGAAAACATGTAGCTCTCCTCCGGGACATCCCGGTCCATCGCCGAGGTGACCACGCTACCGGGAATCAACTGGTGCTCACTGCTCCCCAGAAAATCCCCGAAAATTTCCTGCCGCATGACATCATCATCCATATCGGCGGCCATGCGGGTAATCTCTTCCGGGTCCAGGTACGGGTTGTCGTAGGATGAATACTGCTTCGTCACCCAATCCGGATACGCGGCGGACAGCCCGCGCAGGTGCAGTTCATGGAATTTATTCTCACCCTTCGGGGTCCCGCCGACGATACACACCGAGTCGGCACGGTCCAGCAACATTGGCTGAACAGCGTTTTCCCAGAGATATTCGTTCTCCAGGATGATTCCAGCCTCGTTCAGAAAAATCTTTTTGTACCCAAACCCTTCCCAGTTCTCAGGGTTATCGGCAGACCGGAAATCAAGCTGAGACTTTCCTATGGAAAGCATCTTTGCCTGCTTGCCCCAGTCCCACATGCTTTTAGGAAGTTGTTTAAGGATCGGCATGAAATAGCGGGTGACGTACTTGTCGATGTTGGAATGGACGGTATCGCCCCAGAGGTAGTAATCTGGCTCCTCCAGCATCCAGCGGATGAACGCCTGAGCAGCGCCCCGGGTTAGCCCGAACCGGCGACCCTTGTGGACGATCCGGAATCGCTCTGTCAGCCCGAAAAATATTTCATACTGTGCTTTGTGGTAGGTCACATCGAGGTTGATCACGCTCATGATGCAACCTCTTTCGGCTCGATGCGGCGCTCAATAACATTGTTGGTGATGTTGATTTCCTGTTTATCCGCATCGCCACCCTCTTCACCGTCAAGCCCAAACGCTTGGCGCTCAAGCTGTATTCGCCTGTGCTGTACGCTTGCCAAATTACTCAATGCTGCGGACTTTTCCGTGACCGTCAACCCAACCTCTTTTCCAATCACTTGCCCCTTATAGTTTGCGAGGTAAAGTTTCGTGGGCGGGGAGTCTTCATCTCCCAACTCAGCAAGAATTTTTTGTTCCACTGTTGCGAGTTTTTGAATGTCGTTGCGGTGGGACAGAACCAGCGCAACGTTTGTGTTCACGGCCTCGTCAATGTCCTGCTCTTCGACCTCCGCAATTTCGCGTTGCGTTGCGTTGCGTTGCTGAGGCAGATTTTTCGAGATGAGCGCGGCCCGCGTCCTTGTCTTAACCTCTTCGGACTTGTCCCTTGTGATCCCTTTCGTTTTGATGCGCCGGGTAACGGTACTGGTCGGGCAGCCCAGTTGCCTGCCGATCTCTGCAGCAGACAACTGGCCTAGACGGATCAGCTTGTCGCCTTTTTCCCAGTCAATTTCTTTGCGCTTACCGGCCAACCTAAACCCCTAAAACGACGAAAGCCCGGCCACCCCCTCAGCTGAAATTGCTGGGAGATAACCGGGCTGTATGCCGCAATCCCTTTCGGGGTCGGCTTCAGAAACCGTTTTACTTCAATCCGCGCCCCGCTTTTGGGGCGACTATACTTGTCTGCTTAATTATCGGACGGAATCAATAATTTGTCAAAATAAAAATTATAAGATCGCGTCCCGCACAATACTCCTCACCTCAACCTCTTTAATTCCCCCATCCCGCGACACTTTAACCGATACCAAAATATCAGGGGCTGTGCCGTCAACCTTGGCCCTATCCAGGTGTTTTGTGATCAGTGCGAACAGGTCTTTCCGCTTCTGCTCCCTGGCTCGGCGGCGGACCTCGGCATGTTCGTGAGGGATGGTCATGCGGCCTTCTCCTTCTCACCTTCCAGGGGAATTGTTTCGGCCAACAGCTTGACAGCCGCCTCCCCGATGGTCGATATCTTGAGCCTAGACTCTGACGAGCCAGCCAGCATAACCTGCCGCGCTTTCTCGTGGTCTCCGATCAGGAGCGGCGCAGGAATATCCTCGATGTACCCCCTCTGCCGATTGTCTGCCTCGGTAATCCCAATCAGCTTCGCCGGATACTGTAGCTCCCCAATCCGCTGCCGGTATGCCTGGTATCGTCGTTGAAATTCAATGCCGCGAAATCGCATCTCATCAATCGGAGTGGCCCCGAACTCCACCCACCCACCCATATCCTCAACAACGGTGTGGATAATGGGATCATCAAACACCACCGTCTGGTATGTGCCAACTCGCTCCAGAGCCGCTGTAAACTTCGTCCAGGCGAGCAGCGCGGCGTCTTGCCCGGACCCCTCAATAATCCGGATGACGTCCGCCGGGACCGGCATGAATTTTCCATCTGGTGAGGTGATGTGCCGCTGTACGGCACCGACGATATCCTTGATGTCGTATTGCAGAAGCGCGGCAAACCACACCCGCATTGCCGGGACGGAAATAGTCCGACCATAGAGCTCGCTGGTTGCGGTCAATATCTCCGCAAATCGTTTTTTGTCTGGTTCAACCATCGATAAACTCCTTTGCGGCCATAGCCGTTTTCATCCCTGCCGGCGATAGTTGGGGCGCTCCGTCCTGAGCAATCTTCCGAAACCTGTCAACGTGCTCAGCGTCCCGGCAAATCAATTCTATTGAATCGTAGACCATCCCTTTATCGTTTGCCCCTTGGTGCCATGGTGATTTTGCGCATCCGTCGATAGCCTCGCATAGTTGTTCAGGGGTGTATCCCTCCTTGAGCCTTTCTCTGATAGCCTTTTTGCGCTTTTCTCCCGGCTGCGCATGGGGATGGTTCAGCCGCTTTTTCCAGTGTTCAAAAACGAAAGAAATTTCTTCTCCATTCACTTTTCCCCCTAGACCCCCGGAGGGGGTATCCTGCTCAGTGCTCCTGTTCAGTGCTCCTTGCTCAGTGCTCCTGTTCAGTGCTCCTTGCTCATCACCTACCAGTTCGGATAGTGTTATGTTCGAGTTAGCTAACTGTTCGCTAACCCACTCCGACTTTGATATAAATTCTTGTAATGCCTTGCTTTTAGGTAGTGAAATTATTCCTCTCACGCAAGCAGCCCTTGTCCTTTCGTTGGCCGGGAGGTTGTAGCGAAACCAGTTTTGAAAAGCGACAAGTCGTGTCTGGTCGCACCTGATGACGAGCCCGGTTTTTTTAAGTGTCTGCCAGCATGATTTTATGATGGCCGGGGAAAAACCTAAATCGGCCTGAATGTACAGGTCGTCAATGATATATGCCCCCCATGCTGTTGAATGTGGTGAGGTTAAGAGGTAGAGGAAAAACATCTGCTCTTTCTCGTTGAGCGTGCGGAACTTTTCATCTACCCAGATTCGAGTATCTATTTTTCGGTATCTGGACATATCCCCCCTTTAGTGCCCTTTTCAGTATTACATTTTGTGCACAAGCATTGAAGATTTGTTTCATCGGAAGTCCCGCCTCTGTATCTCGGGATAATGTGATCAACACTTAAGTATATCCCTTTTATTTCAGTGTGATAACAATAAGTGATTTTTCCAGATGATTTACTCTTATGCTTTACCTCGATACCTTTTATTCCACACTTCTTGCAGGTGAAATCTGCATTTTTGAATATCTTTCTTCTTGTCGCTCCAGAAACTCCGTTTTTACTCGCCACAACTTACTCCTTACAAATAAAAACAGGAACCCCGACCACCCCTTGCACCTGCCGTCGCATCTCGGCCACGTCGCTGTTCCCGCTGCTCGCGTGCAAGAGCCACACCTCGCGCAACCTAGAGCGGTCCGTCACTCTCAAAAACTCCAACACCTGCCGCAACCCCATGTGCGAAAACAAGAGCCGCTTTTTCTGCTGCATCGACACCGCCCCGCTCTCTACATTTCGCTTTAAAATCTCGTCATTATAGTTACATTCGATCATTATATGAGTAAGTCCTTTAAACTTGTCGTGTATGTATGCGGAGTCTGTGCAAAATAACAATCTCTCATCTCCACTGACCAGGAGAAAGCCGAGAGGTTCGGCGGCGTCGTGAATCGTGGCAAACGGGACCACAGTCCAGGAACAGATTTTTACCTGCAGGCCGGCCTGTATAGTATGCACCCGGTGACCAGTAGCCCCTATCTCTCCTGCGGTACCGGCGCTCATATAGCAATCCACCGCGGCCATGAGCAGGTCCTGGATTGCCCGCGAATGATCCCCATGATTATGGGTTACGAGGCAGCCGGCAACTGAGGAAATATCGACCAGCTTGCGCAGCCTGGATATCCTGATTCCGGCCTCCAGGAGCAGCGATGTTTTGCCGTCGCTGATCAGGTAGCAGTTCCCGGCGCTGGAGCTGGCGAGTGGCTTAATATTGATCATGACCAATCCACCCGCACAGAGTCTATCTGCCGGAACAGCCAGCCGATGAACCGCGTCCGGCTCCAGCCGTTCCGCCACCGCTCTCCGTCCAGGTAGACGGCGTAGCGGTTATTGCCGGTGCTCATCTCGTGGCGGATCTCGATATGATGCCGCTGGCCTGTGCGAGGATTATGCGTGTCCAGCTCAAACACCAGGTAGCTGGTCGTCGGCCGATAGCTGAGCGCATAGGCCAGGCGGTCATTCTCCTGTGCCGCTTGACTGGCCCTCCCCATTCTGCTGGCCTTTTCGCTGGTTAATCTTTGATGTCGCATAATGTGTCGCAACTCAAAATCAACGTATAATAACTTGTTGTGCAGACTCATAACCCGCATTGGCAGGGCGGGTATTCCATCTGCTCCAGACCAGGCAATACGGTTTGCTTTTCATTAATGATGCTCGCCAATGGTCTGTGCTCGTCAATAAAATTGAACGGCTTTACCTTCCCCCTCTCGGCCCGGACTTGGTTCTGTTTCTCTTCCATGTCTACAGCCTTGGCAAAAAGGCACGGGTGCCGGTGTCGTAGTAATCGCCATTGCCCTATACGTTGGAACGGGCAGAACCAGCAACCGCTTTTCATAGGTACTGGCAGGCCGTGGTCAATAATAATTTTCTCGCACCCGGCACGGTCAATTCCTTCTTCAATCAAAATATATCGGTTCTCCTGTCCTTCCTCACCGGACATCCTGGCGCGGTGGGGTTCCCCCGCGTCTATTCCCAGGTGTACAAAACATGGCCGCTCATAATATTTGAACATCACATTTACCTTAAATTCTTCGGTACACCATCGCCGATGACGGGCGGGAATAATGCGGTATTTGTCACAGTAATCGAGCAGTGAGTTAACCCCGTGCGTGTTTGGTTTAAGTACCGTCAGCGGGTATTTTTTGGCAAACATCGCCACATATTCCAGCGTCTCAGGCCAGTCTCCGCCGTGGTCAACGTACACGGCTTCAAACTCCATCCCCATATCCTGCATCAGCAGGTACAGTGCCACTGAGTTTACGCCACCGCCAAAAGAGAGATAGTTTTTCAT